AATGTGGCGGTCTGGAAAAAATCACCACCCTTTGAATACTCCAGTTTTTCGGAAAGCTGGAAATATAATGTGTCTTCCGGCATAGATCTCCTTTATAGGACAGGCTGTCCTTGAAACTCCAGTTCCAATTCTCCATCGGCCCCCACCATTCTTTCCGGTTCGGTGGTTGTCACCATACCACGGAACGATTCAGTCAGTTCTCCCTCGGAAAGCCTGATGGTGTTCCCGTCAATGTTGTCTATCCATACGTTGGCGTTGTCAAAATTCTCCTTTGTATTGTAAAGTTTGAACTTTACCATGGATATTTTAGTTTCGGCGTTTTCGGTGATTACGGTTTCAATTGCATTTCCACCGGCGGATTGTGCCTTGACGGTTTTGTCTCCCTGGCCCTTTTTGTACGACAATGAATTCGGAACGATGGCAATGGGATTATCGTTCACCTCCACTGTCGGATTGGCTAAAGTCTGGATTGTCATTTTTACTCCTTATTTTTATCACTCCCCGAAGTTGATTTGGATGGTGCCGATAACCACTCTGATCTGACTTACAAGCAGAGGTGCCTGATATACTTCGACTTTTCCATCTGCCACCGTCACGATAATGGTTAAATTATCGTTATAGTCTTTCTTTGCAGCCTGTCCTTTTTGAGTCAGGGCATCGTCTGCCAGTTCGTCGTACAATTCATTACAAAAGGCCCTGATGCTGGCCTCGTTGGCCATGTCCCTCCCGGGCAAAAGATCTCCGTCTGTCAACCTCGTTTGGGCATATCTGCGTTTGAAGTTGGCAAAGTAAAATTCACGGATTAAACTGGCCGTGTCCACCGTGTTCAGAAACTTGTAACTGGTGTCTGGATTGCCGGCAGTATCGGTCAGATAGGTGGTGACCATTTCGCCCATGATGGTGCCGTTAAATGCCCTGTTTGGTCCATACGTCCCTACTCCGTTGTTGCGAAGTTCGGTCAAATCCTCATCGGAGAATTCATCCACCGGATTGGCGATCCCGACATTGGGCAGGCTCGTGTTGAAGTACGGAAGTGAACCGATGGCGATCCCACCAAACTGATCCTTTGCGGCGACGGTGGTCAGATACCGTGTCAGTGTGGCGTCGGTAGTCAACCGCAAGGCCCTTATAGCGGCCACCTCGGCGGCGACATTGTCCAGAAACTCGAATGTCGCTGGTCCGATCCGGTCCGAAGTCGCGGCCAGGGCTTGCCCGAGAACAACGATGGATTGCGAATTCAAGGTGGAGACATAGGTTTTCAGGTTAGCCAGGGTGTCGGCTTGACCTTGTAATGCCACCCCATCAAGTACTTTGTTGGTGACGTTAAATTTAGAATCCAATTCATCTCCGATCACCGTGATATCGTAGACTGCGGGCCAAACAACGGTCTGATATCTGATGTTTGCGATAGGGTCCAATACTCCGGTCAAAGTCGGATCGGTGGCGCCACCTGTCCATCCGGTCAACGTCACCGTCACACCGGCAACCGTTCCAGAGTATTTTATGCCCCAATCATCTGAAAGAGTACCACCATTTGCTGCGGTGATCGTCACGGTCCCGGCCGCATTGACCGCCGTGAAAGGTGCCTGGGAATCGGCTGTAATCAGGGCTTCAAGGGCATCACCGATATCTGTGGCCGTGTCGGCTTCTGCGATACCGACAGTATACTTGCGATCATTGTCAGAACCTACTGTAATGAATATTTCTCCAGCCTCGGTCGATGGCCCGGTAAAAACGACCACCGCCGTTCCTTGTGTGGCTCCACCGGCATCGTCAAGCGGAATAATATCCAATTGGCTGATTTTGTTTTCTCTCTTGAAGACCCGAACCATACCGGCGATATGGGACCGCGCACCGAATAATGTGTCTTCACTCCCATCGTCGGGGTGATCCTGAATAAGATCTCCTGCGGTTGCCGTTCCCGTTCCCAACATCTGGCCGACGATCAACGTTTTCTGCGCTGTCACGCTGGCAAGTGCGCTTGCGGGAATAATACTAAAGGAAACACTAGGCTCAGAAATCGGCAATTGGCACCTCCTTTTTGATTAAATTGTGTTCGATAGCATATTGATACGCTGAAGATGATAGAATGTGCCCATGCCAATCACGACACAATTCTGCCGTTAATCTTGCTAAAACTGCATTATCGAGTTCTCTATAAAAACCGAGATGAACTTTTTTATTTTTAAACGAAATATAAGACTGCCATTTCTTGTGACAATTCGAAAAAGTCACACCATTAATACCGGATTTATTTTTGATACATATATTTGATTCAGCATTTTCAGAGAAATTTTTTATAGAATACTTTTTATGAATTAATTTGTTTTTTACAGCATATTTATATGCCGGTGATTACGAATCACAATTAGACCAGTCCAGGCACTGTTCGGCGGCCAATCTCATCAGAACTATCTCATCAAAATCAATGGACTTTCCAATGTAAAAATCTTTAGAATCTATCGTAATTCTTGCCATCCATTTACCACTGCTCTTTTGATAATAAACTCCCTTTACACCGCTACTATTATCAGACTTGTTTTCTGTATTTCTAAGATTGCATCGTTGTGTCACTTCTCTTAGGTTTTCTATACGATCATCGCTTCGATTTCGATTTATGTGATCAATGTAATTTTCTGGAATATATCCATTGTGCCAGAGCCAAATTAATCTACATCTGCGATAAAGTTTTCCTTTGTAGTTAATTTGGCAGTATCCATCTTTCTTAAATGATCCGGCAATATCTCCATTTTTCACAGACCTCGATTTTGGATCATTCCAAATTAATACGCCGTCTTCCCTGTAATCAAATATTCTCCTAACTTCATCATATGTTATCACTTTCAACCTCCGCTGAAACCCACTATTTAATTGGGGCAGGCGGGTGAGTAATCCGCTTTTCGGGAGCGACCCTATCCCCAACATCTGCTAATCCTCCGTTGATCGTTTTTTCTTTTTCTTTTTAGTTTCAACTATGGCGACGCACCCATCAATCTTTGCGTCCTTGAAACGGTCCCGCCAGTACCGTTCGAACGGAGTACCGTTTTTATCCACTAAAATTTTCAACCTCATTCCCGCAGGATATTTTCTGAGAGGCGTTTTTAGTTCGATCTCGATCTTTTTGTTTTCAAGATTTTTCATCATTATAGTCCCGCCTTTAGGCCGTAAAACCCAATCCCTTTAGGGTTGGGATATAAGCCCGCTTTAGCATTTTGTGCTTGTATCAAACGTATTTTTAAGCTACTTAAAAACGCATGCTTAAAAATTACCGATATCGAATTTACCCCACCGGAAAACAGACAAGGACAATGGAAAACATCCTTGACCAATGCCGTTGGGTCTACAATCATTTTATTGAGGAACGTAAAAATTCCTGGGAAAACGATAAGGTATCCGTAGGGTATTACGATCAGGCTAAAAGGTTGCCTGAGTTGAAAAAAGAGCGTCCGGAACTTAAAGCCGTTCACAGCCAAACGCTCCAAAACGTTGCCGTTAGAATAGACCTTGCATTCAAGTCTTTTTTCAGACGGTGCAAGGCCGGTGAAACACCTGGGTATCCACGGTTCAGGGGTAAATTTCGTTACGATAGTTTCACATTCCCTCAAGCCCCGTCCGGTTGCTGCATTAAAACCGGCAGGCTTGCCGTTTCCAAGGTCGGCCATATCAAGATGGTTCAACACCGGTCCCTTGACGGTTGCCCGAAGACGGCTACCATCCAACGGTCTACAACCGGAAAGTGGTATGTCACATTTGCCTGTGAGGTCGAACCAAAGCGACTTGAGAAAAAAGAAAACAGCGTTGGAATAGATGTCGGTCTTCACACCTTTGCATACTTTTCCGATCAAGGAAAAATTGATAACCCGCATTTTTTCAAGCGTGAAGAAAAAGAACTGGCAAAAGCACAGCGCAAACTTTCCAAAGAAAAAAAAGGCACTCCTGAAAGAAACCGGCGGCGTAAGGTCGTTGCCCGTGTTCACGAACGAATCAGGTTTAAGAGAGACAATTTCACGCATCAGGAATCGCGCAAGGTCGTTGATAGATACGGCAACATCTATGTTGAGGATCTTAACGTCAACCGAATGAAACAAGATAAACATCTGGCAAAGAGTATTTCTGATGCTGCGTGGTCGCAGTTTTTCGCCATGATACAAAGCAAAGCGGAAGAAGCTGGCAGAGTATTTGAGGCGGTCAATCCGGCATACACGAGCCAGACGTGCAGCAAGTGCGGTCACCGGCAGAAAATGCCGCTTTCCAAACGAATTTTTGATTGTCCATGCTGTGATTGTCATATTGACCGTGATTTCAATGCTGCTGTAAATATTTTGAAAATCGGTGTGGGGCTACACACCGTCAGGTTTACCCTGTAGAAGCCCACCTGCTTTAGCAGTGGGAGTGGTCACAGTGGTTCCTCATCCAAATCCATTGGGAGTATTGTCATCGGGTCGGTATCATCCCCACCGATGTTATGAGTATAATCCGCATCCAGAAAGGCCCTGGTATCGCCATCAGCCACCGTATCATCCCCGGTCAGATCCATGGCCACCTCGAATTCATACCGATAAACCAGATAAGCCCTGTTGTAATCCACGAAACCGTGACCGATCAGGATGGTTCGAAAGTCACCGGCGTAGGTCAGTCCGGTTTCAAACCTGATCCCATTGACCGACTTTAAAATCGGAAGGAGTAAATCGTGTCGGCATATATCGACCGCGCCGACCGCCGCAATATCCTCCGTGGTGTTTTTAATAATGATGACCGAAAAACCATCGATCAGTCTCAACCGCATATCGGTGCCGGTGGCCTTGGCCGAAGTGGCGTCGGAGTAATTTGACCGATCTTTACTGACTCTGGCGTCGGACGGAACAGCGAACATCCAAAGATCGGAAAAACCCTGTTCGGTGTACTGCTCCAAGGCTCTGGTTTCCGTCGCCGCCCCGCTGATCCTTTGAGCCGTCGAAATAATGCCGCCACGGTAGGTGCCATCGTTAAAATCACCGCTCACCGTGAAGGTGGTCGGGTCAACGACAGTGGCAGAATATCTTCCGTTCACGCCGTCGATCCTGATTTCAAGCAGGATCTCGTTTCCGTTCAAGGTCGGCAGGGCCTCGGTGGACCGTACTGAAAAATTTCTCCGGTTCGGCACCGCCGTCAAATAAAATGAATCGTTCCACCCTGAGCCAGTAAAGCCTTCAAGGTTAACGTATTCGTGTTCCACCCAACCAAGGGTCAGGTCGTGATCCGATCCGGTGGTGTAGGTAAACACAAGCCCGTCTTGTGATACCGCCGTGATCGGTGTTTCGGTCTGCACGTCGCTGATCACAATATTTGCCCCGGTCGAAAGACCATGGGGAGTTGATGTGACGATGGTGGCCGTGCCACCCACCGCCGTTATCGTTGAAATTGAAAGCACATCAGAAAAGTAGTTCGTATACTTCGGAAGTACGGCCCTCAATTGATTTATGATATCGGCAACTTTCATTTGATCCTATCGTAGACGTGCCGTTTAAGGGAGTTGTAATTGTCACGGCGTTTTTTATTGATCGTTCGAATGAAATACGGTCGTGGCAACATGTTCACGGTGCCGTCTTCAAGGTAGTTGCTGTATTTCGCGGTGGAGTAAAATTCCACCCGTTCGATTCCGACGATGCGATAGTTGATCGACCTTGCCAAAAAACCGGATCTATTGGCCGGTGATTCTCCCGGTGCCGAGGCCCGATGCGGTCGGCCCTTGTAAGAGTAAATCCTGCCGGTCTTTGGCGGAGCGTAAATAAACCGCTTCGTCTGCTGAGTGTTCTCCGCGCCGATTTCAAACAAGGCCGAACGAATACCCCTTAACATGTCCCACTTGACGTTCTTCAGCTTCAGTTCAACCTGCTTGTTTTTATAATCCGGTGTGACTTCGATCTTCACGTATTGGCCTCCAAACTGTCATCACCCTTCACCTTTGAAAACAATTCAAGGTACATCTTGCGTTTATCTGGATCTGAGGTCTTCAGAATATCATAATATTCTCCCTCCCAATTGATCACATTTTCCGCAGTAACATCACTATCAAATCGAATAATAAAAGTATGAGTAGCAGCGTCAGGAATATTGACTCCACCGAAAAGCTGTTTTTTCTTGTCGAGAGTTTCCACAGAAGCCCAGTAATCCGTTCCCACATCATAGGTCTCCGTAAAATCCACCGAATCGAAGACGGGGGCGGTAATCGACCGGGTATGAATTGTGATCCTCTCTCGAAGATCTCCGATCCCGTATTTTTTAAGTCGTCGTCTGTTGAGGACTCTTGTTGACATAACTACCCGTATGTATTCAGTATACGATATTTTGCGGTGTAAATACTCTTCGTTTCCAACGGCATGGACAGGTTCCCGGTGGCCACAGCGTCCCCCCTGTTCTCATAATTGAAGGCCACATGTGACATAATCGCCGTTTTAATGTCATCCGGTACATCGGCGGCGGCACCATACCCGAACACGGCAGTCAGCTTCATTGGGTAGACAATACCAGAGTCGTCAAATGTGGCGCCGTTTTCAAATATCAACCGGGAGAATCCATTGACATCCTTGACAAGATAATCGGTGGTGGCACCGTAGGAGCCGCCATCATATGTCTCCAGTGAAGTGATGCTTGATAACGGTGCGCGACGGACCTGAACAAAAGGATAAGGTTCACAATTCGATGAATCCAGACCACTGAAAAAACATTCGACGGTGGTATCGACGAAAATCCTGTTACAGAATTTCTCTCCGAACCTTCTGGCCGAAACGATCAATGACGTAATCAAGGTATC